CTTCTTGGGGGTGGCCTTGGTGCGCGACCGCGCCGGCCTCTCGGTGGTTTCTTCCGCCGGCTCCGACTGCTCCGGCTCGTCTGTGGGTGCGGGCTTGGCCGTCTCTTCGGCGGCGCGCGCTTCGGCTTCCGCCTTGGCCTTGGCGGCAGCGCGCTTCTCCAGCTCCTCAGCCGGAACGAGCTGCCAGCCGGCGTTCGTGTAGTGCGGCATCGCGTCCCGAGCGACTTCGATCTCCTGGTCGGCGGGGAGCGTCGGGTGCCGCATGGTGATGGTGTCGGTCACGGGACCCTCACCACCGCGACCTGCGTCGTCGCACCAGCAGTCGAGTAGGTGATCGTCGCCAGCCCCGTTGTCGGGTCCGCGTACAGGTTCGAGATCAGCGGGATGATGCCGATGCCGTTCGTCGCGGCAACGCTGAACGTCGAGTCGGCGATGGCCAGGCGGCCGTCGACCTGGCCCGGCGTCGCCAGGGTCACGGTGACCGGCGAAGCGCCGGTGTTCTTCACGTACAGAAAGGTGCCGGAGCCGCAGGCCGCCGTGTCACCGTTCGTGGCGTTGATGGCGAGGGTTCCGATGTCGAGCCCGGGGTTGGGCACGACTTGGGTGACGAGCGCGGTCATCCGCGTACTCCTCTTCTTGTTGACCCAACGGATGGGCAGTGGGACGATCCGCGCCGAAGCGCGAGGGGGAAGACATGAATCTGAGGGACGCCCTAAGACAGGTGGAGCGCGAACAGCCGCACCTCACTGGCAGGGCAAAGAGGCAGGCCATCAGGGCAGTCCGCGACCAGGCGAACGCCACCGAACCGCAGGAAGCGCAGGAAGCGCAGGCAGAGAAACCCGCGTCGAAGCCGGTCAGCGTCGGCGATGCTTGGGCGTTCCTGGCCTTCGTCGTCATCGGGATGCGGGTGATCAGCTACTTCGTGTGGGGACTGGACCAGCCGCACTGGTACGACCTCCTGTACGTCGTCCTGCTGATCGCCGCAATCTCCGGGCTGGTGTCGGCCTACAAGAACCGCAGGAAGCGGGACTCCTAGCGGCCGGTGTACGCGTCGCAGGACACCTCGAAGGCCACGACAGCCTGCGCACCGTCCTTCGTCTGCCATTGCGTCAGCGAGTGCGAGCCGATCATTGCCCGCATCACCGTCCCGCCCAGGGTCCGGTTCGCCGCGATCACAGAAGCCGCAGCGGCAAACAGCTCGTAGGCGCGCGCCCGTGCAGCGGGTAGCTCCGTCGAACCTTTGAGGGCAGCGGCGGCACAACGGATGGTGAACTGCTCTCGATCCGGGTCGCCACCCAGCCCTTCGGTGAGCAGCGTCGCATCGGCGTCGTTCTCGCCCTCAGTACCCGTGTAGCCGACGGACACGACCTCGAGCACCGTCGCCTGCGAGACGGAAGCGCCATCCCGAACGGTCACGCCCTTCAGGCTCTCCGCCGATCCGAACGCGGCCACCATGGCATCCATGGCGGCCGGGAGCTTCGACGTCCACACCATCAGGCCACCCCCGGCAACTGTGAGCCGAGGAGCTCGATCGCGCGGCGTGGGATCGCGAACCCGCGGCCGGCAATGTAGGTCTCGCCGTCACCGCCGAGCTGTACGCCCATCGTGCCGCGCTGCGTCTCCCACAGATGCTGCACGATGATCAGCGCAGCGAGCTGGTAGTCCTCCGGGATGATGAGCTCGCCCGCCTGGTACGTGAAATCCACGGCACCCGTGAGCGACTCGCCAGACGTGACCGTCAATAGGCCCGTCTCGCCGTCAACCTGCATGACCGCCGGATCCCACGTTGCCGAACCGTCCGCCGCGACCACCGACGTCAGGGAAAGCACGGGCACCTGCCGGAGCAGCACCTCTCTCGCGCGGCCGACCTGCTGCCGCTCGACGATGCTGCGCCGAACCACGACTCGGCCCAGCGCCCGCTCCACCGCGCCCGTCGCCGCCCCGATGAAACCGCGCAGCTCCTCGTCGTCGGCGGTCTCCGTCGCGCCCATGTTCAACTGGGCGCGCACGTCCGCCAGCGACACGATGCCTCCCGGCGACGCAGGCCGCACATCGAAGACATCCGCATAGGCCGTCGTCGGCCCGCTGGTGACGAGCCGCCACATGTGCCTGCCTGCCTGAACGGTCAGGTAGTCCACGCGGACCTTGCCGGTGCTCGTCGGCGCCGGAACGGCGGGAGTGACCGTCGTACCGTCCGGCAGAGTGATCGTGAGCGTCGCGGAATCCGGATTCGCAGGGGCACCGGACGCGTCGGCGACATCGACGGCCACCTGGTACACGGCTCCGAGGTCGATCACAGGGATCCTCCCCTCACTGTCGGTACGGCTGACTCTCCGCGCTGCGCCCGGGATACGGCCGGCTGCCCGCGCTGCGCCCGAGGTCCGGCTCCTGCTGCGCTCCGAGCACTGCCGCGCACCACTACGGCGCCGACATGCCCGGATGCCTGGAGTCCTACGGAGACGGCCACGGATCCTCCGGACGCGGTCCCGATCGCTCCGGCCGCCGTGAGGGCGGTCGAGGCGGCGAGTGCTGCGTTGCCGGTAGCACTGGTGGCCACCGCGCCGTCGGCAGTCAGGGACGCCGACACGGCGATGCTCGCCGCCCCGGACGCGCCCCGAACGCCGTCAGCCGCCAGGCTGGCCGTGGACGTGAGAATTGCACCACCTGCGGTGGCGCGCACTCCCGACGTGGACAGGGCTGCCGTTGCCGCGAGTGCAGAGGAGCCTGCAGCGGCCCGCAGGCCGGCAGCGGACAGCGTGGCAGTACCCGCGAGCGCCGCATCGCCGGTGGCGCCGCTGGCCGCCGGGGCGAGCGCCACCAGGCCGGCCGCCCACATCTGGCTCGGGCTGAACGTCGCACCCGACGCACTCTGACTGCCAGCGCCCGGAGAGATCAGGTAGGCGGCCGACCATGTGGCGACGTCCCCGGTCTCGGTGTAGCCGGTCGGCGGCGTGTGGGTAATCCCAGACTCGGTGTCGATCGTGTTGACGTGCCAGGCCAGCGCCGCCCCAGCGACCGTGGTGACCGTCAGCGCACTGACAGGGGCAGCGGCACCCGTCGCCGACTGAAACGGGGCCGTCGACAGGTTGAGGGCCGGATCGACGCCACTGAAAAACTGGGCGGCCAGCGCAGACCATCGTGTCCCGGTCCACGAGTACGCGAACGAGGCCTCTGCGTTGACCCGGTGCAGATAGACGAGGGTCTGGCTCTTGCTGGTTGCGATCGTGCCGATCAGCACCGCACCACTCGGCGCCGTCACCGCGGGGAAACTCGCCCCCGAGTCCCACCGCACCAGCCAGAACACGCCCACGTGCCCTGACGAGACGCCGGCCGGCTTCGTGACCGACCGCGACGAAACCAGCTGGTCCGCGCCTGTGTCGGCCTCTGCCAGATAAGACGTCATGGCGACGCCTCCGATCAGGCCTTACTAACTTGCTTGCGGAGACAGGCTCACGCCCAACGAAGTCAGCGTGAAAGTGTCCCCAGACGCCCAGGCCTTACCGGCGGACAGGGCAACCGAGTACAGGAACGTGCCGCCGCTGGCCGCCGTCCACACCGAGATGTCGGTGAGCGTCTCCGAGGTACCGCCGTTCGTCCACGCCGGATTCGTGCCAGTCAGCGCAAGCGCCGAGCCAGCCGACGACGCGGCGTGCGTGAACACCACCCGCGTAGTGGAGCCCACGGAGCCGGCGGTCGTGCCTGCGGCGCCTGGATTCGCCGTGTGCAGCTGCGCGTAGGTCGCGGTGACCGGACCGAACGCGGCACCCGCAGCGCGGAGCGTGTTCAGCCAGTTCGAGACCAGCGCCGTAGAGAGCCCCTCAGCCATCGGTCGACTCCTCCCCCTCGGGCAGCGCGTCGACCTTCACCTCGGGTGCGGGGGTGACCTCGCCCGACGCCTCCAGGGTCAGGACGAACACCTGGGCGTCCATCAGCCGTTGGCTTTCTCGTCCGGCGCGGCCTTCGGACGTCCGGCGCGGCGCGGCTTGGGCTCGGCCGTGTTCTCCGGCGCCTTCTCGGCGTCGGTGCGCTCGGGAAGCGTGGGCGCCACCTTCGGCTTGGCTTCGCTGTCGCCCTTCTTGGCGACGTCGTGATCGTACTGGTCCTTCAGGACCTTCGCGACGCCCTCGGCGTCCGCTGTGCGGCCCGCCCCGACGTAGCCGTTGTACTCGTCGATCAGGGCGGCCTTCATGTCGGCCTTGATGTCCCTCATAGCTCCCTCACCTGCTCGATTTCAGGCAGCAGCGCGTAGTAGTCCTCTTTGAGCCGTCGACGCAGCGGCGACCGCTGACGGGTGCGGTGCTCCATCCGCACATCCCACAGAGCCTCCGCGGGCTCGGCGCGGTGCTTGGTGTCGTTGCCGCAGAGCACGCGAGTCCCGTGCTCGCCGGGCGCGGTGACCACGTAGTGGGCCTGCTGCACGCCAATCCCCGGTAGCGCCCGGAACAGGACGCGGATCGGGAACTGGGAGTCCAGGTCGTCGCGCTCCCACATCGTGACCTCGGCGACGTCCAGATGCGTCGCGGCGAGCAGCGTGCGGGTGTCGTCCGGGACCTGCGTGAACACCTCATCGGCGTCAATC